ATGATATTATTGGTTTAGCTGGTTCTAAAAAATGTAATTTGTCATCTGAGATTCCTGCATGGCATTTGATGTGCGAAAGAAATGATTTAGTTGGCGAAGTTTCGCACTCAAAAGACAAACAAAATTGGACTACCGTTTTTGGTCCATCAGATTCCAGAGCATTAATATTGGACGGTCTTTTTATTGCTGTTAAAGTTTCAAAACTTTTAGATACAAATACTAAATTTGATGAAGATTTTACTTTTCATCATTATGATATAACATTTTGTTTAAATGCAAATAAAAATAAATTGAAAATGGGCGTTTATCCAGTTAAAGTTACCCACTTTGGATTAGGAGATAGTATGAATTCCGATCAATGGCGTCAAAGCGCAATACATTTTAAACAAAAATATAAAATATGAAAAATAGAGATACGAGATTTTTTGATTTTTTAAATTGGGTTTTTAAGAAAAGTAAAAATAAACCCGAAAACTATCAACCATCAATATTTTTATTGAATCGTTGGTTGTCTATGGCTGAATTTCACTTTGCTAAAATTGTAAATTTGACTACAAACAAATGGGCCAAGAATTTTTCTGAAATTAATTATGGAGATTTTTATTATACAATGTTTCCCAAATACGGAAAAAATATAAATTATATTAAAAAAACAAAAAACGAAAGAAGTAAGGATAATGAAGATTATAAAAACATAGCTAATTTACTGGAATGTTCTGTTAGAGAAGTGGAAATGTATAAAAATACACTTGAAGAACTGAGGATACAGTCTAATTAAACTTATATGATAGCAAGACCCAAGCAAGAAGACCGCATTGGCGGAAAAGTACAATTAGACAACTACATAGGACATGAAATGAACCTAGAAGGTTGGTCCTTAACAAAAGTTTTAGATGACATTTTAATGTGTCAATATATCGATGTGAACGAAGATGGAACTGAAATAAAAAGAGGTTCCATTTGGGTTCCAATTAATACAGTTAACTTTACATGGCGTTTAGCAAAAGTATTGATCGCAGGACCTGATTGTAAAACTGTTAAAAAAGATGATGTTGTTATGTTTCCTAATGACAAAGGAATACAAGTAGCAAACATGAATGGTTTAAAAAATGTAGTATTTTTAAACGAAAGTCGTATTTTTGGTGTTTGTGAACCAAAAGATTAATAATGAAAGTTAGTTGGGGCGATTTAAGAAAACTTTGTTTAAAAAATGTTGTTGAATTAAAGTTTGTTCGTCGCAACAAATTAAGATATCCAGCAACTAGAAGAATGCTTTGCACTTTAGATACGGTTCTTTTAAATTCTGATTTTGGAAAAGAAACATTAAATTTTAAACCTCCTAGATATGCTCCACCATATGATGCAAAGTCAAAAAGTTTATTAACAGTTTGGGATATCATCATGCAAGATTGGAGAAATGTTCCAGTTGATGCTTGTGAAATGGTAGTAGCAGTCCCTACATCACCACAAAATAAATTTTTAGAATTTTTCGATAAAAAAATAGGAAAAATGTCGGCCTTACAAAAGAAATCCTTTATGGACAAATAATATGACTATCCACGGATCAAAACTTGAAACTGCTTGTAAATTTTTACTTCAAAAAGATTTAAATTTAGAATTTAAAAATAAAACTTATAAACAAGGAAAATTAATTTTATTTTATCAACGTAATTTTTACATTACTTTTGTAATGAATACTCTAAAAAAAGATAATGAAAAAATAGAAATACCAATTCCATACGAAATAGAGCTTTACGAAGAAGATAATTTGGTGTACTTTGATTATAGACTAAAAACGTTGGCAAAACATGCACCAGAAATTGAAACAAATATTATTCTTTACCCCAAAAAAGTTAAAAACAGTAAATTTTGGGATAGTATATTATTAATCAATACAAATGAATAACAATAGACAAATATATAGTGTATTTTCTGGTACATTTTACGAAATTCCAGAAAAAGATATCAAATTAATTGATATTGGTCAATTACCGTTGATTAAAAAACCAAGTTCTAGCTGTAATAAATGCTATGGTAGAGGTCATTTAGGCCGCGATGCTAAAAATCTAACATATCAAATATGCAAATGCATTAGAAAAAACATCGATTTTGAAGTAATAGAGAACTTAAAGAAACAAAATATTCCTTTATAATACTTGTAACCGCGCATAAGTAATTTCAATGAAAAATTACACCTTTGCGTGGGAAATTCAAACTTTATTAGAGCAGTTTGTTTCGGCTTTTAATGATGTAATCATTAAAAGATATGATAAAAACAAAAATGCTATCGCTCCAACGAGCGGTTTTAAAGTTAGATATATTTATGCACCAAAACAAAGGGTAATAAATAGTCTAACAACACCCGCACCGGGCGGAATCACTGCACCTGTCATTGCTGTTAACATAACAAGCATTTCAAGAGACAACAATCGCGTGTTTAACAAACATGAAGGATTTGATGTTGCTTATGTCCCTAACGATGGAAGCGGAACATACGTAAAAAACATACACCAACCAGTTCCAATTAATATTGGTGTTAATATGACAATATTGACAAAATATCAATCGGATATGGATCAAATTTTAACTAATTTTATTCCATATTGTGATCCTTATGTTATTATTTCTTGGAAATTACCAGCAGTATCTAAATCGTCTATTCCATATGAAATAAGATCAGAAATTTTATGGAGCGGAAATGTTAATTTAAACTATCCAACTGATATATCTCCAACTCAAGCCTTTCGTTTAACAGCAGATACAAGTTTTACAATTAAAGGTTGGCTGTTTAAAAAGATGGATGAAACTATCAATAAAATTTACACAATACAATCTGATTATTACGATGGAAGGTTATTGGTACAAGACCCTGCAAAATCTCTCATACAAAGTTTTGAAGATGTTTTCGGTCCTTGGGAAGATTATTTAGGTACACAGCTTCCACAAGACGAATTACCGGAACTTCCTCCACAACCTGGTGAAAACATCCTAGCAAATGCATTAATAGCATTCGACGGAGCAATATTAGTTGATATTGAAGGGAACATTTTGATAAATATATAATAATATATGGCACAAAGGAATTTTACACAATTTAGTTCAAGAACTTTTCCTTTAACTGGTGATTATGTCGTTGGTTATAAAAATGATGGTTCAGAAGAAATGCGAACAACCCTTCAGAACATTATTGATTTAGTTTATAACTCAGAACCAAGAAACTCAAGTGGATTTAGTATTGTTAAAGCTAATTCTTCATTTTGGGCTTATAATGGAACAGATTTAAAACAACTTTCTGGTAATTGGCAAAGTACATTCAACACAGTATGCTCTTTATCTACTCTTTGGGATGCAGAAGCAGAATTTATTGACTTAACTAACTTTGTTAATACAAATTCATCAAATTGGACTTATCAAGGTACAGACATTAAAGCATTAACGGCAAATTGGCAATCAACTTATATCTCAGTTCAAAATAATGGAGGAACCACTTGGAATTATCAAGGAACAGATGTTAAAGAATTAACAGGTAATTGGCAAACAACATATTCAATTGTTAGCAGTAATTCTGCTTTATGGAACTTGGGTGGTTTCGGTTCTGGAGCAACAGGCGCAACTGGCGCAACTGGCGCAACAGGTGTCGGAGTAACTGGTGCTACTGGAACACAGGGTCCAATTGGTTCTATCGGACCAACGGGCGCAGCAGGACCATCTACTTCATATTATGAATTTAAAGCAGATGTTAATGCAACAAATACACCACCAAATGCTGGTACTATTAGATGGAATAATTTAACACAGTTAAGTGCAACACAAATTCATACAAGTCATTTAACTGATACCTTTCTTGATGTTGATATATTTTTAGCCTTACTTAAAGAAAATGATACATTAATTATTCAAGATAGAAATAATTCTGCAAATTATCAAAGATGGAGAGTTAATGCAGCACCAATTGTAGCTGATAATAGTTTTATTACATTTCCAGTTACTTTAATAAATTCAACCACTACATTTAGTAGTAACCAATCTTTAATTTTAGCAGTAGTTTCAGCAGGTATAACTGGACCTATTGGTCCAACTGGACCAACAGGGTCAGGACAAACTGGAGCCACAGGACCAACAGGAGTTACTGGATCAAATTTTAATTATGCATCAATTACATTAAACCAAACATTGTCTTCAAATGCTGGTTATATTTTTGATACAACAAGCGGTCCATTAACTGCAACTTTACCTTTAAGTCCTGCAATTGGTGATTTTATTAATATAACAGCAACGATTCAGCCAGGAAATCTATTAACTATTGCAAGAAATGGTAGTAATATAAATTCTTCTGCTAGTGCTTTAGGTGTTGATGTATCGAGTAATTTTTCTTTGGTTTACACAACATCATCTATTGGATGGAGGTTTATTCCATATTCAGGATTAACAAACCCAACTATTAAAATTTATAAAGCTGTTTGGAATTCTAGTTTAGTTAATATTCAAAATGGTAACAGAATTCCTTTTACTAATACC